ATTATATAATCTTTAAAATTATTAATCCCACAAAGATGTGCACATCAGTGTACTACTAAGTGGTGGGTTATAGTGAAGGCAGCTCAAGAAGAATAAGCACCCATAGGTTGTCCGGTTTCATAAGAAACCATATGACCATTAGGTGTTTTAAACTTCCTACTAGATAGTAAACCAAATCAACCTTCAGATAATTCTTTTGAAAACATATGTTCCAAAAGTCTTCTCTGAAGTTTAATTGGAAATCTATCTGTCGCTGATGAAAGATCTAGTGATCAATATTGATTTGAATCATTGTTTCATTTATTATATGGATCTTGGGTATAAGTCCTATCTTGTGAAAAATTTTGAAGTTTATTCATTAATTTTTCATGAATAGGTTTAAGAAATAATTGTGTATAGTAATCTACTATTGCAACTATTCTTAACTTACATTCAGGATCATATATAAATGATAATTTTCCTGTGATAAGATTGGTATTACTATCTTTCTTATCTCAAGAAAATTTGTAACTTTGATTAAAATAATTAATTCCTTCTTCGTCAGTAAGTTTGTATAAATTTTGAATGGTATAATATGGTAAACTACATATAGTGCTTAAAGCATTTAATGTTGTTTTTCCAATTGGACCAGCTTTGTTTGATAAATATATGTTTTTTTTATCAAATTTTGGCAGTTCGCAATTTAAGTTAAACTTATTAACAAATTCTTTAATAAAACCAGAAGGAATGATTTTTTTCATTCCTGAAGGTTTTGTTATTGAATCATAATCAGGAATTAATTTTTGTTTTTCTTTATTATCTAAAATAATAGATCTTGTCAAGGAAAGAATAGTTAGTAAAAACTTTTTTTCCTCTAAAGTTCCATTATTTAGATTTTTAAGAAAAGCAAACACTATTGGTCACCCATCAGGATCTATTCCTAATTTTATTTTATTAAATAATAAAGGATTACCACATATGTACCTCGTACAATGTAGTCTTCCTTGTTTGAAAAATTTAACGGTATAAATTATACCATTATTTTTTTCCATTCTATTAAATAATTTAAAATATGGGTTTAGATATTCTACGACATTAATATTTGGATATAAGATACGACATAGCTTAACTGTTATGTTATAAGTATTTTTTTTCATATATTTTTTTTATAGAGTATATTTGTGGAGGGGTTTACTTTCAAAGAAAGCATATACCTTTTCTCAGATAATCTAATGGTTAGATATAGATGTTGTTAT